CAAAGAATTGGTGTCAAATGACGGCCTGATAACGATGCGAGAGGCCGCTATCCGTGCAGGGTATCCGGCGGCTAGTGCTCACACCAGGGCATACGAACTGACGAACGAGAACCATTGTCCGCATGTGGTTGCTGCAATCAAACGCTATAGGTCGGAGTTAGATGAGAAGTATGGTGTCGATTACAAGCGGCACATACGGGACCTTCAGATAATCCGTGATAAGGCGTTGGAAGAGGGCGCATATAGTGCTGCGGTTCAGGCGGAGTATCGGCGCGGGCAAGCGCAGGGCGACATCTATGTGAGTAAGTCTGAAATTCGGCATGGTAGCATTGATCAAATGAGCCGTGATGACGTGGAGAAGGAACTTGAACGAATTCGACAATCTTATGAACCGACTCTCACAATCGAAGCCGTCGAGGTCAAAGAATCAGATGCCGACGAAGGCGCTAAACCGGGAAGCAGGGCTTTGGAAGCTCCTAAGAGACGGTCTAAGAAAAACAAAAAGAAAGATTGAAACAACGCGCCTGGAATCGTGGGCAACTCCTGGCGTACCCGATGTCCTATTGTGCAATGAGGACGGCTTGTTCAGTTTTATAGAATTGAAGGTTGTGAAGCGGCGGGCATCCAAGGTTGATTTATCGCCGCACCAATGCGCTTGGCTATCCCGTCATGCTCATAGCAGTTCTTTTGTAGTGGTCCGTGAACCCAATTTGAATATCAACGTTTTTGCTGCCGCCGACGTTGTGGACCTCCGCCTGGAAAAGTTTTCGGATTGCGAACCGATAGGGGTGTTTGAAAACCCGTATGATTGGGAAGGAATTTTTCGTTTGCTTTCACCTCCGGCTAGTGTATAAGAGAAATCCTATACATCAATTAGGAGTTAAAGATTTATGAAAAGCTATTGGAATCATGACGGCGAACATGAGCGCCGGGTGGAGGTGCTTCATCGTATTATTGATGAAGTTTTCGACTTCGATAATCGCGTGATGCCGAAATCAAAAACGAAGCATTCAAAGTTAGAAAGCTTCCGCAAGGGCAAGTATGCCTACTATCGTTTTTACAATGATGGCGATTATCCCCGGACGTTTTCGCGGGATTTATCGCGCCCGGTATATGGCGCCGGGTTTTGCGAGAAACTGGAGGTGCTGATAAACCAGCGGATAAATGCCGCCTGGGATGAATCTATTGCCAATGGATATATAAAGGATTCAGAACGATGGATTGGCTAACCGATTTACTAACCCGCGTTATTGAGCGTCTTGCAAATTGGGCGGAGGATCAGGACAAATGATAGGGATTAAAAACGTCCTTTTGGAAGGCGATGCTTGTGCGCCGGATCGATATGATTTGATCGCGCAGACTGCAACTGTGCCACTGCAAGAGATTATTGGCATTGATTGGCGCATCCTCAGCGGTAACAACAAATTTAATTATATAGGCCGTGTCGCTTACCGCTATGAAATTGAGGAAGAAGGGGAACAAGCATGAAAGTTTTGACCAGGGAACAGCGCGTCGCGATCAAAAAATTATATGACCGCGACTGGGATAAACCGGACTCCTATTTGGAATTCCGTCGCACGGTGCAACCCGGCTGGGATTGCGTCATGGTTGAATGGTGCGGCATGTGGTTAGGAATTGAAACCAACGGCTACACACATTCTTGACCGGCGTTGACTCCGCCATGGCCCGCCCTGGGGAAACTTGGGGCGGGTCCTTTTTTATTTGCATGTATAAGATAAATTACATATATTTATTCCAGACATAACAAACGGAGTCAGCAAATGAGATCGATTACAATTTACCGCGACGACATGAACAACCAAATTCACGGGAATCTATTTAATAGCCTTCTAGAAGACTTGGGAATCGAAACCCACGTCACTGTCGCGGGCAAATCAATAAACCGCGAAATCGAGTCGGTTGATATTGTCGTTATGAGCGCAACTGAATCGGAGGGTTAATTTAAAAGTTCACGGCCCGCCCTGGGGAAACCTGGGGCGGGTTTTTTTATTTGCGTTTATGGGATTTATCACATACATTTATTTGAGATTATAAATAGGAGTCATCAAATGCTTAATTGTACCGAAACGAGTCAGGCCAAGAAAACCGCCGGAATTGCCGTCGTCTATAGAGCCGGATCCGGCGAAATGTTTGGAACGTGTCCGGACACGTGCGCCTTGAAACCGGAACAAACGGGAACCAAGACTATAGACCGCGATTATGAGCGGGCCGTTCGGCGGGCCGTACCACGTCGCGGCATATCTTTTCTGTTTACACATTTCAAGCCGGGGACCTGGGCGGAAAAGAATCGCGCTGGGTTTTGCGTTTTTAATTACAGCGCGGATAAGATTCGCGACGCCGTCCAATATGTGAAAAAAGGCGTCGCAACCGTTACCGTCGTGCCGGTGGATTTTTGGAAAGACAAGGAAAAGAAAACCGGAATCAAAATAGACGGCGCTAGATTCGTGCGCTGTCCAAACGAAACCAACAAAGACATCGGCTGCGCTAGGTGCGGGAATGGGACTCCATTGTGCGCCCGCCATGACCGCAATTTCGGAGTCATTTTTACGGCGCACGGCGCGGGAAAAAAGAAAGCCGGGGATATATTCCAGGCTGGCGGATGCTACGCGGGCGGAGGGAATGTAGCGATTCATTGGCGCAACCTATCCAAGCGGGAGTCGAAACCGGAAACCGACGCGGAACATATAACCAGATTCGCCGCTGGTTTACCGCCAGGGAAAATCATGCGCCCGCATATCGCCGGGGACCTGGGCCAAGTGAGTCGTCAAATGACGCATACCGAATTTAGTGTTTTGTCGGATATGGGAATGATTTAAACCGACTCCCTATTCCCGCCGTCAACCAGGAATAAACCCGGCGGGCGTTTTTTTGGTTTACGATCCCAACTGGCGATTCTTGTCTTATCTCATTATATAGCATTTTCTGGGTTGCGTTTATCTGCGATTATTCCTATATATAGAAGGCGGCGATTCTTTTGCCGTTTTTTGAAACCCAATAGGAGTCAACAATATGTCTAGATTGTTATACGACAGCGACCACGATCAACTGGTGACTCGCCAGGACATGCGCCATATCCCCGTCCCTCCGCCGATGGGGCCGCGACACCATCCCTATTCGTTCGCGGAATTTGCCGACAATACAGTCCACGCCATAGAGCGGGCGGGCTATTCTGTCACTGGTGAAGAATTCGCCGTCCAAAAAGATGGAATGCGAGTCTTTGGAATATTAAAGGTCTCGAATTCGCCGGACCTGGAAACCATGGCATATCATGGCGAGCCCGGATCGTCCCTTTTGGATCGTCCGGACGTTTCCCCGGCGGTCCCCGCGCTCGCCAGTTCTGAAAACGTCCCCGCGCTCTACAAGCCGAAATGGAATCTTGTAGTCGGAGTTCGCGGATCGAATGACCAGTCGGTTTCCCGGGGACTCGTTATCGGTTCGCAAGTAATGGTTTGTTCGAATCTTTGTTTCTCCGGAGACCTGGGAAAATGGAATCGCAAGCAAACGACCAACGTGGAGTCGGACATGCCGGATATCATCCGGCGGGCCGTTGACCAACTGGACCGCAAGAATGAGGAATTAACCGTTAACTTCGATGCGTTCAATGCGGCCCAGGTTGATCGCGACGGCGGGGACCGCATCTTGATGGATATCTTGCGCGGCGGCGGTTTCTCCGCATCCCAGTTCGAAAGGGCCGTTGATCACTGGGATAAATTACCGGCGGACTTAGAGGAACATGCCGCCAATGGCCGGACTCTTTGGTGGCTGTTTAATGCCTGCACTCACGGCCTGAAACCCACTGGCCGGAATTCAAATCACAATGACAAGGCGCACCAGTCCGCGATCATATATAACAAACTGGTAGCGGCGGTTGCGGCCCGCCCGCGCCTGTTAAACTAGCGCCTAGCGCATTCCCCACTGGCCCGCTGGGATCGATCCCAGCGGGCTTTTTCTTTGCCTGCGGCCCTAATGACATTTTTAGTGAATCCCGGCCCCTGGGCTCTGGCCCTTGAACCTGGAAACGTACCGGACCGATCCCTGGCCCATGGGCCACGGCCCGATATACGAGCCCGCCCAGGCCGGTCGGCTGGCCCGCGAACCGTCCGCCCAGGTCC